TTGTGCGGTTTGCCAAGCTTCTTCAAATGCTGAAACATTTTTTTGTATATTGCTTAGTTTACTTATCGTTGGTTTTTTTACAGCAATTAATATTTCACTGTGAGCCTGATTAATTAATTTACGTGACGTTGAAATAAGTTGTTGGACGTCTCGGTATCTACGCCATCCATCCACAGAAGACTCTTTATCTAAAAGTGCTTTTAGTATAGACTTAGCATCTTTTTCAAAGCTATCTTTTGTTTCCTCTATTTTTTTTAATAAAGTATACGCTTGCTCATAAACATCAGACATGCTAAACCTGAACATCTTCCATGCCTGCTGTGCGTAATTTAGTAATGTGTCCTACCATCCACTGTTTACTATCTAGGCCCTTCATTATGCCTAACCACCTATTACGTAGCAATGCTACTTCATTTATAATAGATTCAAAATCTACCACTTCGTCTTCACCATCAACATACTTCTCAGCATCTCTGCTAGTAAGTGCTCGAGGATAGTTTTCAAGATATTTGACAAAATGTTTGCGACGTATTTTGCGTAGTTGTATGTTTAAAAAGTTTAAGACAGCTTCAACTTCTTGTAATTGATTGAATCTAATTTCGGTTATAGCCGGAAGTTCTTTGATATTTTTTTCCACAAGACCGTGCACACCAACTTCCCTTCGAGCAAGTGCCAGCTCTGATTCAAAATGAGTAATAAAATCGGGTATATTACTCAAATCATCAGTTACCTTTGTATACCAGTGTGTCATACTATTATTATATACTATATTAGGAAATTGTCAACTCGGGAAAAAAATTAGCACTGTTCTGTCTAAGTTTAATGAACGCAGAATTTAATTCATCTTTTAGAGTTTTTTTGTAGCGAAATGCGTTGTATAACTTTTGGGCATTTGTAACTAATGTTACATAAGGAACCGGTGTTTGTAGATAGCCATGCTGTAATATATTATTATTCTCCAATACAAGTAGATCCTCGTAGGTAACAAATTGATATGGAACAGTTATATTCTCTAGATCCTTTAAAAACCTTTGTTGAATTCCACAGTATATATCTAGGAACCTAGATACATCCATTTCAATTGGCCTTGGTTCCCATGGTATAGTATTTTTAGTACTATGTAACGCATAACTAGAAGTAGCTTCAGCATAACATACACTAAGGCAATGTTGCCAAAGATCAGTGCGAGTAGCTATAATTAAAGGAATATTATTAAATTTTGCGTGATCATTAAATTGTAATGGAAACTGATGTTCCATACCGGCATGTAACTTATGTTTTCTTTTGATATGAGAAACTAGTATATGAGTTCCACAGCGCCGATTACTAAAAATAAAAACTTCTACGTTCTTACGTATTTCTACCATTCGTCAATGTTGTCGTCTTCGTCGTCTTCGTTTTCTATGTAAACATTTATAGCGTTTTCTAGATATACGTCGTGATCAGCCAATTCATCAAGCGTATCCTGATCAATATTATGCTCGAGCAAAATGCTTATCCACTGATCCGCTGCTAATTGTTTATCCTTAATATATTCGGATAAGACTGTCCATGTTTCAATTAAAAATTCGCTGTTCATTTACTAACTTAATCCTCTATAAAGTAAATTTTTTGTAATCTTGGTAGGTTGGAAATATTTTAGAATAATATTAACACTATTCTCGGGTTCACAATCTCCGCACATAAAAATATCAATTGCCGCATAATTTCTTTCTGGCCATGTGTGTATACTTATATGACTTTCGGCCAAAACTAAAACACCAGTTACACCATAATTTTCACCAAAGTGATGAAAATTATCTGTAATAACGGTTGCTTTTGCTGAATATGCTGCGTGACATAATGCTTCTCGAATATCTGATACTTTGTTTAAAAGTTTGTTATTAACGCAAATAAATCTAAAATTAAATGTTTTCCAGAATATTCACAGATTCTAAATTTACCGGTCACAACACAATCTTCTATCGTGACAATTTAGTAGATCTTATGTTTTTAGGTGAGAAAGATTTGTTAACTAGATCAATAACTTTATTGTCGTCAAAATCTTTACTGCAAAAAATATCAAGATAAACATCACCGGTATCATCACAGAAATGACCACAAATATAATTTGTATCAATTAACTGTACAAGAGTGTATCCTGTTTTATCTTCCTTTCCAAAATGAACAACCTGAGGTTCATCTAAACTTGTAATATCTAATTCTGCAACTAGTTTTTTTGAAAAATCAGAAATTTTATCTCCATTAGGATATTTTACATTGTCATTACATTGTTTTAAATCTAAAATCAAATGCTTACCCAAATGTTCGTGGGCACCAAAAGCATTGGTCAAAACACATATCTCCTTTCACTATCTTAGGTTAGGCTTGTCGTATTAAGTATGTAGTTCTTATTTTTTTAGGTTGGAAATATTCAGTAACTAGTTTTTTCACAACATCCACGTCAAATATTTTACAACTAAAAACATCAAGATATCCTTCGCCGGTATCATCATTAAAATGACCAATAATGTTACTAGTTTCTATTAACTGAACTAAGGTGTATCCTTGCTTGCCATCGGGACCAAAATGGATAACCTGAGGTTCACCGTATGCTACCATATCAATGTCTCTTACCAACTGTTTGGCAAATTGGTATATTTTTTCTTTGTTTGGATATCTAGAATTTTGGTTACATTCTGTTAAATCTAATATTAAATGATAACCCCAATAAGCCTCAGTTGATTGATTCATTATCTATTCTTCCTCATGGTCTATTTCTATATTCTCTACAGAGTCACTTAAAGTACTACTTATCAATCCTTGAGAAATATCCTGCATAATTGATTTTAACTTATCTCCGGTCCAGCCCTTGCGGAATTCTAAAATTTCTTTACCAGCTGCGGTTGTATATTTTAGTCTGTTACCTTGCTTGGTTAGTAACCCTTGTTTTTCAAACATGTCAAGCAAACCGCTGAAGGGATCCATGCCAGTTTCATAAGGGATCTTAACCTGTACTGCTTCAAAAGGTTTTGCATAGCGCGTTTTCATGACCTTGCATGCGGCTCTAATGCCACGCACTTCGCTGATCTTGTTTCCGTCCTCATCTTCTTTTAGTTTTAATTTCTTCATAGCAACAACGATACTTGAAGCATAGATGAAGCCTTGACCGCCACTAATCTTATCATCAGGATCAAACATGTCTTGGCTAGCATACGTATGGTTAGTACACACCATTCCTACGTTGTAACTACCAAACATATTAACACAGTTACGCACCAGCGAGGTAAGGGCTTTAGGTTTACGGCCCATGTCACCTTTCATATCACCTTTATCAAATTGATCAACGTCTGTTGGAGTGAGTAACATTCCCAGTGAGTCAATAACAAATAGTACTTTAGGACGTTCGTCCTCTGCTAGACCTCTGTAGTCTTTCATAAATGTAGAGATTGTTTTAGCAACGTCATCAATCATGCTCATACTAAGACGTAGCAATTTATCTTCGCTGGTATCAACGCCAAGTGCTTGTAACCATGTTTCATCTAGAGCATTTTCACTATCAACTAAGATAACATAGATACCCTGTTGTTGAGCATGCTTTACAATATTGGCACTGCAAAAATAACTTTTACCCGCGCCCGATTCTCCGGCAAACACCGTAACCTTGCCCATTGGCACACCTTTGTAAAAGTCGCCACTGATAAGATAGTTAAGTGCATAGTTTCCTGTACTGATCCAATCTGTTGGATCATGGAACCCCACACTTAGACCATCGATACTTTTTGTAATGTCTTTGCGGAACTTCGTTACATCAAACGGCTTCATTTTGATCTCCCATTTAATCCTCTAATAATATTTTAAAGTGGTTCATTATATTATTATACATTATATTTCTATAATCTGTTAGTTTATTTTCTAAATCTGGTATATTTCCCAAAGTTATATGATGACCACTAGGTACAAAGTTCATTTTTTCACACCAATCTACATACTCTAGTGAATAAGAAATTGTTTGCGGTCTTTTCAGCGTTACTGTTACAAAACCATGTAAACTATTAAAAGTATTTTCATCATGATATTCATACTGCGTATCCCAGTGCTGCCACTTTTCTAATAGTGTTCTTCCTAGATGATTAAAAGCGATATTAAAGTTGCTTACATTGTTGGTGCATCTTTCTTTAGGAAAAGGATTTTCTATGTTTATCCAATCTGTGGTTGAACACATCATTAAATCAAACTGTTCCTCTAATTTATGAATTAAATCATTAACTTTAAAGTAATGCTCCTCCTTTCCTATTTTAAATAACACATCATTAAAATATGGATAAAGATTATTGTCATCATAATATTCTATTAGACCAGTTTTACTAACATCGACCTGTTCTGTTGCTTGCCACTTTGCCCAAAGAGCATGAAGTTTGTTCAAATAATCTTGATTAAAACAATCATCTGTCACAGGGAAAGTTTTGTTAATGTAGGTAGGCAAGTACTGATTTACTTCCTTTACATGATTGATAAGTTCTTTTGGACTGATGATTTTTTTACCTTTTAATGTATTAGGCCAAAGGCGTAAATCAATGCTGTGCTCTTTGTATATGAATTTATTTTGATTAATCTTGTTTAAATTTTCCACAAAATAAACTAAGATATCCTTATTCCTTTCTGCAACAAAAGGAATTTTATCTTTAGTGTTTTCATATACTATGCAAAAATTCATTAGAAAAATGGGGAGGAGTTTCCCCCTCCCCTTTTATTTTGATTAAGACTTTTGTCTTGCGCGGATCATTGCAAGAATATCGTCCGCGTTCTTACCGCCACTAGTAACAGCGGGTGTTGGTTTTGGTGCTGGTTCGTCATCTTCTTCGGACACCTCAACCTTTGCTTTTACTGGTGCAGGTTTGGGTTTTACAGTTTCTGCGGGAGTGTCAGACTGAGAGGAGCCCTCAGGAACTTCCAACCCATAGGGACGATAATATTGTCCCCAACGCTCTGCATCGTATGCCTGGCCATCGACACTGGCTTCAAACATTTCCTTGATTACGTTAAGCTCTACT